TTAAGCCATCTGAAGAAAGGTAGGTGATGAAAGTGTTCAAGGACAGGCTTAAAAAAGTGATGGTAGATCAAAATATCAACCAAGTAGAATTATCCAGGATCTGCGGTGTGAGTAGGTCAACCGTTAGCAAATGGATGTCTGGGGATTCGGAACCGGCGAAGGCGAGAAGAAATGAGATTGCAGAAGCATTTGATCTCCCAGAGAATTACTTCGAAGAGATAGTAATTCCCAAGCAGAAGATAGAGACGTTAACCCCGAAAGAAGCTGCATATTTAATGGGGATGAGCGTTGAATCAATACAAAAAGGACTGATTCAAGGAATTTTTCCATGGGGATATGCAATCCGAACAAGCGAAAAAAAGCATAGGTATTTCATAAATGCAAAAAAGTTTTTTGCGACTGAAATGATAAGCGTATGAGAAAGGGGCATAAAGATGCACACAGAAACAAAAGCAATGATCTGCACGTCAGCAGTGCTAATCGCAATTGGAATCTTTAAAGAATTAGCTGCAGTGTGTTTGATCACAGCAGTAGTATTTGAGGAAGGAGTGAAGAGGTTTGATAAATGAGAAAGAAATTCTGAAAGAGCTTGATGAACGAATTGCTATTCAGAACAGAAACATTGAAAGAGTAATTCAAGTATCAAACAATCAAGTGGAACTTGCTTTACTTGAAAGAGAGATTGCGACATATCTGAGTGTAAAGAAGCTGATAAAAGAAAAATGCACCCCCTGAAGCGGCAACTTCAGAAGGTGCGGATATAAATAATTTAACACAAGTGCATTATAGCACAGAAAGCGAGAAGGAACAATGACAAAAGAGTTTTTATTACAGTGCGAAAAAAAAATAGAAGAAGCATACAAATGTGCAGCAATCGATCAGGGCGATAAAGTGAACGACATCGTTGGAGAAGTATGTAGAGACATTCTTTTTAAAATATCAGATGACGTAACACCCGTTTCTGAAGGGACATTGCCTTATATCGTGGCATCTTTGAGAGTATTGGCGAATGCTTTATCCAAAGAATTAGATCCTTTGGATAAAGAGATTTCAAAAGCAGTACAGTGGCGAATGACGACAGAGTGTGGGTTTAAGAAACAAGTAGAAAGGGTATAAACAATGAAAGAAGATAGATTGCTGATCAGTCGTGAAGTATACGATGAATTAGCCGCATCTTATGAAAGGGTTGAAACTCTTGTCCGGTTGCATAAAGCTGGACAGGATCTTGATACAAACCTGATCTTTCAGATCTTAGGGATCGGGTATCTATTAAACAAAGAAGAATTAGGAGGACATAACAATGGAGATTACAGTAAACGTAACAGGGCTTGACAATCTGGCAAATGCTATCTTTGCACTGGCAAAGACCGCAGGAAACTGCAAAGAGGAAACACAGGTAGATGCAACAAAGGTAACACCCGTAGTGCAGCAGACAGTCGCACCAGCGGAAACAGCCGCACAAACAACTACAACTGTACCGAGCACACCACCAGTACAGAATGTACAGCCAGTACCAACAACACAGACCGCACAAACGGTACCTGTGGCACCTACAGTTAGTCCAGTGCCAACAGCTACAGCAGCCCCTACATATTCGATGGAACAGTTAGCAGTCGCAGCGACAGGTCTGATCGATGCCGGAAAGATGCAGGATGTCCAGAATACGCTAGCGTCTTTAGGCGCACAGACATTGATGGATCTGCCACAGGAGAAATATGGGGAGTTTGCATCTGCGATCAAAGCGATCGGGGCGGTGATCTAAGATGGCGAAGAAAAGAAAACATGCTTTGTTATCAGCAAGCGGAGCGGTGCAGTGGATCCACTGTACTCCTTCCGCAAAACTGTGTGATGAGCTTCCAGATACAGAGACCTCTTATACCCAAGAAGGAACACTGGCACATGAGATCTGTGAGTTAAAATTGACAGCAGATTCTTTAAAGACCGGAACCTACACAAGAAGAATGAACAAGATCAAAAAGAATGAACTGTATCAGGAAGAGATGCAGGGATTCACAGATCAGTATGTTGACTATGTGGAGACACTTAGCAACAGTCTTCCAGAAAAGCCATATATGGCAGTGGAAAAAAGAGTTGAGTTTGATGAGTACGTGCCAGATGGATTCGGTACTGCAGACTGCATCCTGATCTGCGGTACGGTCATGCATGTCATCGATTTTAAATACGGAAAAGGTGTCCCAGTAAATGCAGGTGGGAACCCGCAGATGGGATTATATGCACTAGGAGCATTAAAGGCTTACGGATTTTTATATCCGATCGAGGACATTTTTTTTCATATCGTACAGCCAAGGCTCAATAACTTTTCCACATGGAAAACGAACAAACGAGAGCTGACAACATGGGGCAATGTCGTAGTCAAACCGAAAGCTGAATTAGCATACAAAGGAGAAGGAGAGTTTCGTTCCGGGGAACACTGTAGATTCTGCAAAGTCTTAAACTGCAGACAGAGAGCTTATGACAATCTGGAACTTCTGGAAACCTATGAAACAAAACTTCCACCGGAGCTTTCAGACGAAGAGGTGGGAGAAGCCCTTGCAAAAGCAGAACAGTTGGTTGTCTGGCATAAAAAATTAAAGTCCTATGCACAGACAAAACTGATCGATGGCGGAGAGATCCCTGGATGGAAGATCGTTGAAGGCAGAAGCAATCGTATGATCACAGATTACGAGAAGATGGCGGATGTTCTGGAACAGAATGGATATCCAAAAGAAACTCTGTATGAAAGGGCACAGCTTACCCTGACAGATCTTGAAAAGATGGTCGGAAAGAAAGACTTCCAGACGATCTGCGGGGAGTTCATCCAAAAGCCAAATGGGAAGCCAACGCTTGCACCGGAATCCGATAAACGTCCGGTCTATAACCCGAAAACAACAGCAGCAGAAGATTTTAAATAAAAGGAGTAAAAAATTATGAGTAATACAAAAGTAACAACAGGTGAAGTAAGATTTTCATTTCCACACGTATTTCAGCCACATGCGAACAATCCAGGACAGGAAGAAAAATATTCTGTGACGATCCTGATCCCTAAGACAGACACAGCAACGATCAATGCGATCCAGGCAGCAATGCAGGCTGCAGCACAGGAAGGTGTCTCTACAAAATTCAATGGTCAGATGCCGGCAATGCTGAAGACCCCGATGCATGATGGAGATGGAACAAGACCAAACGGAGAGCCATTCGGAGAAGAGTGTAAAGGACATATGGTTATGACAGCATCCAGTAAACAGAGACCGGAAGTTGTCGATGCAAACTGTCAGGCAATCTTAAATCCTGCAGAAGTATATGCCGGATGCTACGGAAGAGTTTCTTTAAACTTCTTCCCATATAACACAAACGGAAACAGAGGTGTTGGATGCGGACTGAACAATGTCCAGAAGACAAGAGAAGGTGACCCATTAACAGGAAGAACAACCGCAGCGGAAGACTTTGGACCAATGCCACAGGCAAATGTCCAGGCCGCAGCAGTTCCGCAGATGAGCACACAGGCTGCAGCCACACAGCAGGGCGTGAATCCTGTCACTGGAATTAATCCGATCACGGGGGCTCCGATCAATGGCAGCGGAGTTATGGGATTATGATCCCGCAGAAAAACATCCTGCATATCGATATCGAGACTTATAGTAGTGTAGACATTGCAAAGTCCGGGCTGTACAAGTATGTACAGTCTCCGGACTTTCAGATTCTGCTGTTTGCTTATGCCTATGATGATGGACCTGTTGAGATCATAGATCTTGCACAGGGGGAGAAACTTCCGGAAAACGTGATCGATGATCTGAAAGCACCAGCAACGATCAAGATGGCTCATAACGCAAATTTCGAGATCAATGCATTAAGTCAGTTTTATGAGATCTGGCCGGATCAGTGGCAGTGTACGATGATCCATTCTCTTTACTGCGGGTATCCGGCATCCCTTGCAGGAGTTGGGAAAGCAATGGGATTTCCACAGGAGAAGCAAAAGATGGCAGTTGGAAAAGCACTGATCCGTTATTTTTGTGTACCATGCAAGCCTACAAAGAGAAACGGCGGACGCACAAGAAACTTTCCTGAACATGATATAGAGAAATGGAACCTGTTTAAAGAATACTGCAAACAAGATGTGGAAGTGGAACGTGCGATCGAGGATCATCTAAAGGATTATCCGGTTCCAACGCAGGAATGGACCAACTGGCATTATGACCAGACTATTAATCAACAGGGGACTCAGGTGGACCTTGCACTGATCAATGGGGCATTGGAATTAAGTGATCAGGCAGCATTAAAGCTTGGAGATGATATCCGGCGTGTTTCTGGAATCGATAATCCGAACAGTGTTGCCCAGTTAAAACAGTGGTTATCTGATCAACTCGGGAAAGATATTGATAAGTTAGGGAAAGAAGCAGTGAACGAACTGTTAGAAGCTCCACAGGTAAAAGCAAACCCCGCAGTTTATTATGTTCTGAAGAAACGTAAAGAGATGGCCAAGAGTTCTGTGAAAAAATATACAGCTATGGAAAACGCGGTCTGCAAGGATGGAAGAGTCCGTGGATTATTACAGTTTTATGGCGCAAACAGAACAGGAAGATGGGCAGGACGTCTGGTACAGGTCCAGAACCTTCCAAGAAACTATATTCCGGAGTTGTCACTGGCAAGGAATCTGGTAAAACAGGAAAATGCAGCGATGCTGGAACTGACTTATGGCAGTCTGCCAGATACGATCTCACAGCTGATCCGGACAGCATTTGTTCCAAGAGAGGGATATGAGTTTGTCGTTGCAGACTTTTCAGCGATCGAAGCGAGAGTGATCAGCTGGTTAGCTGGAGAGGATTGGAGACTGGAAGTCTTCCGTACCCACGGCAAGATTTACGAGGCTTCGGCATCCAGTATGTTTAACGTACCGATCGAGAAGATCAAAAAAGGGAATCCGGAATATGCACTCAGGGCAAAAGGAAAGGTCGCAGAATTAGCCCTCGGGTACCAAGGTGGTACCGGAGCATTGATTCAGATGGGAGCATTAAGGATGGGACTTACGGAAGAAGAACTTCCGGATATCGTACACCGATGGAGGACAGCGAACAAACGGATTCAGGATTTCTGGTATACCGTAGAGAATTGTGCGATCGAGACGGTAACACTCGGAACAACAAACCAGATCCAGCACGGGATCACGTTTATGAGAGATGCGGATTATTTTATGATCAAACTTCCTTCCGGACGATGCTTATTTTATCCAGACCCGCAAATCGGAGAGAATGCATGGGGAAATAAGAGTATCACATACATGGGCATCGATGGAACGAAAAAATGGCAGAGACTTGAAACGTACGGTGGGAAACTAGTCGAGAATATTGTACAGGCAGTGGCAAGAGATCTGCTGGCGAATGCGATCCGAAATATGTTATTCGGTGGTTATCTCATCAACTTTCATATCCACGATGAGATCATAGCAGAAGTGCCAAAAGGTTCTGATCTGACACTGGAGAAAGCCATCGATCTGATGTGCAGGGCTCCGGAGTGGGCAGAAGGGCTGCCGTTAAACGCAGATGGATTTACAGGAGATTTCTATAAGAAAGAGTAGGAGGAACGGCATGTTTCAGAATGACTTAAAAATTAAAATATCAACGGGAAGCAGCCGAAGATCAAAGACCTGGCTGAAACAGGAGATGTACTGGTCAGATTTTGTAGAGAAGCTTGAACATCCGATCAGGACAGAAGAAACTCTGGCAGAGTATATGGGTTACCGCAAAGCAAAGCAGGATGAGATCAAGGACGTCGGCGGTTTTGTCGGTGGCGAACTTTCCGGAGAACAGAGAAGAAATGAAAATGCCGGTTATCGCTATCTGATCACACTTGATGCCGACCATATAAAACCGGGTGGAACTGATGAGGTGATCGGCATCTTAGAAAACCTTGGTTGTTCTTATGTGGTCTACAGTACCAGGAAGCATGAAGAAGCAGCACCGCGACTTCGAATCATTCTGCCACTGGATCAGCCTGCTTCTCCGGATGAATATGAGCCGATTGCAAGACGTGCCGCGGAGTATATCGGAATGGGCATCTTTGACCCGACAACTTTCGAAACAGTTCGATTGATGTACTGGCCAAGCTGCAGTAAGGACAGTCAGTATCGATTCTGCTATGCAGACAAGCCGTTTTTAAGTAAAGACGGAATGCTTGCAACATATGATAACTGGAGAGATATCACACAGTGGCCGGAAGTGCCAGGAGCGGTAAAGCTCCGTGACCGCAGTATCAAAAAACAGGGAAATCCATTAGAAAAGAAAGGAATCGTCGGTGCGTTCTGTAAGACCTATACAGTAGAGCAGGCAATGGATGCGTTCTTAGGTGGTATCTATGAGCCATGTGATATGCATCCGGGCCGTTATACCTATACAGAGGGTTCAACAGTTGGCGGAGCCGTGTTATATGAGGATGGATTATTCTTATACAGCCATCATGCCACAGATCCTGCAGGTGGAAGATTATGCAATGCATTTGATCTGGTCCGGATCCATAAGTTTTATGAACTTGATTATGGATCAAAGGAAGGAACGCCGATCACAAGGCTTCCATCCTTTTCTGCAATGTGTGAGTTTGCGATGGAACAGCCAAATGTTGCAAAAGTCATTACTGCAGAACGATATGAACGTGCACAGTCCGAATTTTCACAGGATATATCAAAAGAAGATCTTGACTGGATGGAAAAGTTAAGCTGCAGTTCACAGACAGGAATGCCGAATAAGACGATCGATAACGTGCTGATCATTCTGGAGAACGATCCAAACTTAAAGGACCGATTATATCATGATGAATTTGCGAACAGAGCAACTGTCTGTAGACCGATGCCGTGGGAATTTCATCCGGAGTTTCCTTATAAGGATCGCGCATGGACCGATGAAGATGATGCCGGATTAAGACATTACATGGAGAAGACTTACGGGATCACAGGAGAAAAGAAGATATTAGACGGCATGGCGATCTATGCAAACCGACATAAAAGACATAAGATCCGTGAGTATCTTACAAGCCTTAACTGGGATGGGGTCAGACGATTAGATACGCTATTGATCGATTATTTCGGAGCAGAAGATTCTGAATATGTACGTGCGGCAACAAGAAAGACTTTGTGCGCTGCGGTTGCCAGAGCCATGCATCCAGGATGTAAGTTTGATTATATGCTGATCCTGTCGGGAGCGCAGGGCGTTGGAAAGAGTACGTTCTTTTCGATGTTGGGCAAAGACTGGTATTCCGATTCAATGAGTACCTTTGAAGGGAAAGATGCGGCAGAGATGGTGCAGGGCTACTGGATCATTGAAGCTGGGGAGTTGACTGGATTTAACAGATCAGAGATGAATGCGGTCAAACAATTCTTAAGTAAGAAAGAAGATGTTTATCGTATGCCGTATGGACGCAGGACTGCGAATTTTCCACGAAACTGTATCATCGTAGGAACTACGAACGATAAAGAGTTCTTAAAGGACAGAACAGGAAATCGTAGATTCTGGCCAGTTGGACTCGGAAAACAGAAACCAAAGAAGAACATCTTCCAGGAACTGCCGGCAGAAGTCGATCAGGTATGGGCAGAAGCGGCTGCAAGATGGATGTTAGGAGAGCCGCTGTATATGTCCGGAGATGTCGCTAAAGTGGCACAGGAGAAGCAGGAGACTTACAGAGAAGCATCTCCAAAAGAAGGTGTGATCAGAGAGTTCCTGGAGAAGAAGATTCCAACAGACTGGGCACAGAAGAGTGTTGCGCAGAGAAAGTCCTTTTTCAATAGCGAATTTCAAGTAAAAGATGAGAGCAACTTAGTAGAAAGGGACCGAATATGTGCGGCTGAAGTATGGTGTGAGTGCTTCGGAGGGGATCTAAAGCAGATGAAAAGACACGATATTATAGAAATCAATGGAATCTTAAATTGTATGCAAGGTTGGGAAAGAAGACAACTTGTAAGAGTTGGTCCGTACGGATCGCAAAGAGGGTATATCCGTGTTAACAAAGGGTAAAAAGACAAACAGTTGTTAACATTCAAAAAATATGGCTGTTAACAAAGATAACATTGTGTAAACATTCAAAGTTAACACCAAAAACCCAGTAAATTCAATGGCTGTAGCTATTGTTAACAATGTTAACATTAAGTTCTTTAAAAATAAAATATAAAGGGTAATAGTATAACGTACCCCATGTGCATACATACACGCGTATATATATAAGGGCAATATGTAAACACGTTAACAGCAAAGGAGAATGATATGAGAGAAAGCAGTATAGAATCCAAGTTAAGGGATGAAGTAAAAGAGGTCGGCGGTACGGCGTATAAGTTTGTATCCCCAGGCAATGCTGGAGTACCAGACAGGGTTGTAGTCCTTCAAGGCGGAAAATCTGGATTCGTAGAATTGAAACGTCCGGGAGAGAAAACGACACCGCTTCAGAAAGTCCAGATCCGTAAGATCTTAGCAACGGGGTGTTATGCAACCGTTCTTGATAACAAAAAAGATATTGACCGAGTGATCTGGGAGATCGAAGCATGGAATCCAGGCAAGGCCTTGGACAAGATCGCAGAGTTAGAACAGAGAGGCATGATATGAAATTTGTACCACACAATTATCAGCGATACTGCATTAACCGCATGATCACGGATCCGGTCTTAGGATTGTTTCTTGACATGGGACTTGGAAAGACAGTGATCACACTGACAGCAGTCAATGATCTGAGATTCAATCGGTTTGCAGTCCGGAAAGTTCTTGTCATCGCGCCGAAGAAAGTTGCAGAAGATACATGGACAAGAGAATCACAGAAATGGGATCACTTAAAGATGCTTCGGGTGATCCCAGTCCTTGGAAGTATCAAACAGCGGATCAGAGCGATCAACACACCCGGCGATATCTGGGTGTTATCAAGAGATAATGTCTCGTGGTTGGTTGATTATTACAAAAATGACTGGCCGTTTGACATGGTGATCATTGATGAGTTGTCGAGCTTTAAGTCCAACAAAGCAAAACGATTCCGAAAATTAAAAAGTGTCAGGAGTCACATCCATCGGATCGTAGGGCTTACAGGAACACCGACTCCGAACGGACTGGAAGACCTGTGGGCACAGATCTATCTTCTGGATGAAGGAAAACGACTAGGAAAGACTTTAACCGGATACCGTGATAATTACTTCACACCGGGAGCAAGAAACGGAAATGTGGTCTATGAGTATAATCCGAGAACATGGGCAGACGAAGAGATCAACGAACGGATTAAAGACATCTGTATCTCCATGAAAGCAGAGGATTATCTGGAATTACCAGAACGGATCGATAATGTCCGTCATATCAAACTTCCAGATAAAGCAAAGAAGCAGTATGAAGAACTGGAGAAGACGATGATTGCGGATATCGATGGAGAGACTATTGACGTTACAAGTGCAGCGGCTTTAAGTAATAAACTTTTGCAACTTTGCAACGGAGCTGTCTATGATGCAGATGGTATATACCATGAGGTGCATGACGAGAAGATCGAAGCCTTAAAAGAGATCATCGATGCAAATGCTGGAAAAGGAATTTTAGTGTTTTATAACTTTAAGCATGACAAGGCACGGATCCAGAAGGCTTTGAAAAAGAGCAAGCTTCGGATCGGGGAGTTAAAGAATCCGGACAGCATCACGGCCTGGAACAATGGGCAGATGGATATCCTACTTGCACATCCGGCAAGTGCAGCATATGGATTAAACCTTCAGGCAGGTGGTCACATCATTGTCTGGTTTGGACTTAACTGGTCATTAGAGCTATACCAGCAGGCGAATGCCAGACTGTACCGACAGGGACAAAAAGAGAATGTCGTGATCCATCATCTAGTCACTGCCGGCGGATATGATGAGAACGTCATGGATGCGCTGGAAGCAAAAGAAGTTACACAGGATTCGTTCCTGGATGCCTTAAAGGCAAGGATAAAGAGCGTGAAAGGAGAGAACGATGGGAAAGATTGATGCAAAGATGGAAGGCAGGACCGAAGGATTGGAACTTGCTTTACGCATTGTGAGAGAAGGCGGAGCAGAAGCCTTAGAGAGAGAAATGAAACACCGGAGAGTTACAGGGATCAAGGTTCCTGTCGATCATAGAGAAATGGATAAAGCGGCACAGAAGATCAAAGAGCAGATCCTGGATACTGTTCTTGCTATGAGCATCATGGTGCTAAGAGATGAGTTCGGTTTTGGCAAGAAACGGCTGGATCAGTTCAAAGCCAGATTTAGCTTGAAAACAGAATGTATGAATGATGGATTAGTTACATGGGCAGACATCCTGGAGGCAATCAGAGATGAGACTGGCATTGAGCTTACGATCCGATAAAATCGTTAAGGAAAGTTAAGGAGTGAATTAATTATGGCAAAGATCAGACAGAAGCTTGCGAAGGTCTATATTCATTCGCAGGATAATGGCAATGACTTTGGAATCATCGATCATCTGGCGGAGGTCGGATACGATGTCGATTTCGAAGTTGTGGATAATGGAGTTGGCAATAAGGTGATCTCATGTGAGATCTATGACGCAGGGGGGGGGAGAAAGACAATGATCAAAAATAACAGGACAGCAATGAACGCATACAAGAAGACCAGAGAGAAACACGGTGGGGATCGTCCTCGCTGTGTAGTCTGTGGCGAAGTGATGGATCCAGAGGATGATGAGACAGAGTTGTCCAGAACAAAGAGAAGGACAGATTGTTTTGTACATAGGCATTGCGTGAAACACTGGGGAGACGTTTAAGATGCTGATGCAACACAGGTGACAGGAGGCAAGACATGGATAAGAAAAAGCTAAGGCAGTATCGATCTCTGAAGAGGGAGCAGAAGATGCTGGAAGAGAAAATGGAGAAACTGAATGAGAGAGCAGAGAGGATTCCGGCAGTCATTGGGAAAGTAAAAGGATCTATGGATACGTTCCCCTATATCGAAACGCACATGAGAATTATAATGGACGAGCCCAAGCAGGCAGATATGATCGATCGACAAATGAGGATTAATGAGCGGAGACGAGAACAGGTGGACGAACTTCTGACAGAGATTGAAGAGTTTATCAGTCAGATTCCTGATAGCAATACAAGACAGATTTTTGAACTCATTTATTTGAATGGCAATACACAACAGGAAGTCGGGGATCAGCTAGGCTATTCCAAAGGCAGAATTTCTCAGATAATCAGTGAAAATCTAAAAGATTAAACAAATTAAACAAAAAAGTGTGTTATAGTTATACTTGAGGAAATTGGATAAAGTCCAATGAATCGCCCGTGCAAAATTTTCTTGAGCATCGCAGAAATGCGGTGTTCTTTTGTTCTATAACTACTAGAATATGCTAACAAGTTGTGATATAATAAATAAAAATTTTGCACGGAGGGATAAGTATATGGGAGATAAAGAGAATATCGCAGCAGTGGGTGTAGAAGCTGTAAAGGCTGTAAGTCAGTTTAGTGAACACACATTAACTGATTTAGAGAAAATAATTAAATGGATATCCACACCGAGAGGGCAAAGCAAGGATTTTGAAGAGGCCATAGAAATCTATAAAAAGAACATAGAAGCAGATGAGAGAATTCCGGTTATAATGAAAAGTGCTATGATATCGAAAGCACGAAAGACGTTAAAAGAGTATTGCAATCAAAATGATATTTTAGAAATTGCAGAAAAATTCCTGACGGGGGAAGAGGAGATAAAAAATCTCGATGATGATTGGCTATCTTTTTTTATGGATAAGGCAAAAAATATAAATAATGATGATATAAAATTAATGTTTGGAAAAATTTTAGCGGGGGAGGCATCAGGAAAAGCGCGCATCCCTAAAAGGCTGATTCAAGCATTAGAAATTATGGAAGAGTATGATGCAAAGAATTTTAAAAATTTATGTAGCTCCATAATAAGATTTTCGGCAGCTGGAACGCGTCAATATAAAATGGTGCCGATGATAGATTTGGCTAATGATACAATGCTAGAATTGTTAGGGCTAACAGTGTCGGATTTAATGGATTTAAAAGCCATAGGTTTAATAGAGTTTAATAGCGAGAGGCCATTTATGCTCAAACTCAACCTTGCACCCCATAGTTTAGAAACGGTAATAAGATACGGTAATAGCGAAAAAATAGTTAATTTACAAGAATTAGAAGCAGGACATGTCACATTTACTAAAGCAGGAGAAAAATTAGCAAGTTTATTAGAAGAGCAGGCTATTAAAGAATACGAAATCGAAATTGAAAAATATTATAGGAGACGAAAACAACAAAAGGAAAATAATGAGTAAAGATTAAGGCACCTTCGGGTGCTTTTTTCGTGCATAAATTTAAGGACCTCTAGCTCAGTAGGTCAGAGCAATCGGCTCATAACCGATCGGTCC